ACCTTTTGCCGAACAAACAGGCAATGGAACTTTGGTATCAGGCGCTTAAAGACCTCTCATACTCGCTGGCGTCTGCGGCGCTCGGCAAGTGGAGCCAGACGAGCCGGTGGTCGCCGACGATCGCCGACATCCGAGAGACGGCGGCGGACATCACAGACCCTGACGACGGCGAGGACTGGTCAATGGGCTGGGGCAAAGTGCTCAAGGCTATCAGCCGCTACGGTTGGAGTCGACCGGAAGAGGCGTTGGCTACGCTGGACGAGACCAGCCGCGCTGCGGTGAAGTGCCTCGGATGGCAGAACCTCTGCATGAGCGAAAACATCAGTGTGGATCGCGCATCGTTCCGCCAGACCTACGAAACCATGAAGAAGCGCAAGAAGGAGCAGCGGCAGATATCCCCCGATGTGCTGGCAATAATACAGGCCGTGAGACTGCCGGAAATGCCGAAGCGCGAAGCGCTGGAGGGACACCATGAGAATTGACAGCGCAAGGATGCAGGGCGGCGAGCTCGTGCTGACGGCCTCCGTGCCGGACGCGAGGCGGTTTGTGTACGGCTTCAAGCCGGGGGAATATGACATCTCCCCCGCCAAGAAGAAACGCAGCCTCAACGCCAATGCATACGCGTGGCGGCTCATCAACGACATAGCGCTTGCAGTACGCGAGACGCCGGAGACGGTGTACCGCGAGGCGCTGAAGAACGTGCCGAACATCTGCGAGGTACTTTGCGTACAGGACAAGGCCGTTGACAGCATGGAGCGGCTTTGGACACGCGACCACATAGGGCGGCGTGTTGAGCGCGAGCCAAGCAGGATCAAGGGCTGCACAAACCTGTATATCTACTACGGCAGCTCGGATTTTGATACCCGCCAGATGGCCATGCTGATAGACGGCCTCATACAGGATGCGCGGGCGCTGGGCATTGAGACGCGGCCGGAGGAGGAAATCAGATCGTTGCTGGAGGAATGGAAATGACCAACGAATACGGCGTTACCCTCGACCGCAACGGCTATGCACCGTCGATCGTGCAGGACATCGATGGCTGCTACTACTGCGCAACGCAGTGCGGCAAGCTCGACCGGCACGAGGTGTTTCACGGCGCGTCCCGCAAAAAATCAAAGGCGCTCGGGCTCTGGGTGCTGCTCTGCCACGACTGCCACATGACGCTGCACCACAAGGACGCCGCGCTTGACGCGCTGCTTAAGCGGCAGGGTCAGCGCGTGGCAATGCGGCACTACAGCTGGAGCGAGGACGAGTTCCGGGCACACTTTGGGAAAAATCACATTTAAGGAGAACACATATGAACGAGAAAATAGTTACCAGTCAGGCAGAGCTTGACGCGATACCCGTAGATTACAACGGCAGAATAATCATAAACTTCGGCACCCCGGCCAAGCGTGCAATCGTGAACAAAAAGTATCTGAGCCCCGTCGAGGCGCGGGGCAACAGCTCCGTCGTGGCGAGGGGTAACAGCTCCGTCGAGGCGTGGGGTAACAGCTCCGTCGTGGCGTGGGAAAACAGCTCCGTCGTGGCGTGGGGTAACAGCCAAGTTGTAGACGCACATAGACGAGGCAACATAAAGGTCTTCGGAAATGCCCGCATAGTGTATAACCCCGACAATATCACCGATTGGGCGTCGGCAAACGGTATCACCATAACCGACGGTAAAATTAGACTGTATAAGGCCGTACATAAACGCGATGGCAAATACGTTGCCGATTGGGATAACGATTTCACATACACCATCGGCGCGGTCGCCGAGGCAAATGGGTTCACCATCGACCCCACAAAAGATTGCGGGCAGGGAATACACATGGCGACGCTGGGGTGGTCTGCTGCGTATGGGCGAGGCTGGGGCGATATAGCGCTGCTGGAGCTTGAAGCCGACGCAGACGAGATAGTCGTGCCGCTGTACGAAACCGGCAAAGTCCGCGCCCCGAAAGCGCTGGTTATCCGCGAGGTACCGTTGGAGGAGGCGGGCATTATGGGCAAGATTCTGGCGAAGAGGAGGACGAAATGAAGGTACTCATAGCCTGCGAGGAGTCGCAGAGAGTGTGCATCGCGTTCAGGGTGTGCGGGCATGAGGCATATAGTTGTGATATCCAGGACTGTTCCGGCGGACACCCCGAATGGCATATCAAGGGCGACGCACTCGAAGCCATACGCGGCGGAACTATCACCACCTGCGACGGAGTGCACCATGATATCGGCAAATGGGACTTGCTGATTGCGCATCCGCCATGCACTTATCTATCAAACGCCGGTGCGTGCAGGCTATACCCTCACAAAGGGCAGTTGGATATGGAGAGATACCGCAAGGGGCTTGCAGCGAAAGCGTTTTTCTTGGCGTTCCTCAACGCCGACATTCCGCGTGTCGCAGTCGAGAACCCTGTATCATCGAAGATTTTTGATATGCCGGAGCACACGCAAGAAATCCAACCGTACCAGTTCGGCCACCCATACACTAAGAAAACGCGCCTGTGGCTACGCAATCTGCCACCGCTAACGCCGACGAACATTACGGAGCCGGTAGCGCCCTATGTGCCGTCGGGCACCGGGCGCAAGGATAAGAGCAAGTACGGCGCGGCGCGACGCGGAGCGGATGCAAAAGAACGCTCGAAAACATTTCCCGGCATAGCTGAGGCGATGGCTGAACAATGGGGTGGAGGTGCGAGGAAGAATGGATAAAGAACATACAGCGATGGAGCGGCTGCGCCTCGCGTCAGACATGTCGCTGCGCCTGTATAAGCAGCCGCTTATGCTTACAGACTCCGGAGGCAAAGACTCTGCGGTGATATGCCGCCTCGCCGAAAACGCCGGAATCCCGTTTGAGATCGTGCATAGCCACACCACAGCGGACGCGCCCGAAACCGTGTACCACGTCCGCAAGAGAGCGAAAGAATACGAGGGCAAGGGCATCAAGTACACTATCGCGCACCCCACATACAAAGGCGAGCGTACCTCCATGTGGGCACTGATACCTCAAAAGTTAATGCCGCCGACGCGGGGTGTGCGGTATTGCTGCCAAGTCCTCAAGGAGCAGAGCGGTAAGGATAGATTTATCGTCACCGGCGTCCGGTGGGCGGAAAGCCCTGCCCGCAAAGCGAACCGCGACAGTTTGGAGATCCACCGGCGCAACCGGGACGAAAAGTTGCTCCTCAACTGCGATAACGATGACGCGCGGAGGCTTTTTGAAACATGCGAGCTGAAGGGCAAACGCATTTGCAATCCGATCGTGGATTGGACGGAGGATGATGTGTGGGCATACCTCGGCGAGCAGAAAGTAGAGGTTAACCCGCTGTACTGCGAGGGACGGAAGCGCGTCGGCTGCGTGGGCTGCCCGATGGCGGGGAAAGCAGAACGTTATGCCGAATTCGCGATACACCCAAAATTTATGCTGCTGTACATAGCCGCATTTGAGCGTATGCTCGCAGAGCGCAAGCGGCGAGGCAAACTTGAGGGCAGCTGGCGCATGGGCGCAACAGGCCGCGATGTATTCCATTGGTGGATGGAGGACGGTGTTCTCCCTGGCCAGTATACGTTTGATGATATGGAGACAAGCGATGAATAAAGACTTGATGTTCTCGTCCGCGACGTGCGAGTGGGCAACGCCGCCGGAGCTGTTTAAAGCGCTGGATGCAGAGTTTGATTTTACTTGCGACGTGTGCGCCACAGCTGATAACGCAAAGTGCAAGGAGTTTTACTCGCCGGAACAAGACGGGCTTGCGCAGGAGTGGACGGGCGTTTGCTGGTGCAACCCGCCATATGGCCGCGAGATTGGCAAGTGGGTACGCAAGGCAGCGGAAAGCCGCTGCACCGTCGCAATGCTTCTCCCTGCCCGCACGGATACAAAATGGTTTCACGATTACATATACGGCAAGGCGGAGATCCGCTTCATAAAGGGGCGGCTAAAGTTTGGAGATGCAAAAAACTCGGCTCCGTTCCCGTCAATGGTAGTAATTTTTAAACGCGAAAGCGAGAAAGGAAACAGAATATGATAATCACAAAAAAGCAGTATAACGAAGCAATCGAAAAAGCAGTTGAGAAAGCCATAGCAGACGAAAGGGCGCAGGTTGACAAGATGATGTGCGACCGTGACGAGGAGCGTTGGCGCAACGAACGTATAGAGAACATCGAACGGCGCATGAGCAGCGCTTTTGGTGACATTGACCGCAGACTTACGGAGTTGGAAAAGAGCCGGAACGTTGGCAACGACATAGCGGTATGCCCGAAGTATTGAGGAGGGCTGACAATGGGTGAAAAGTACATCGATGAATCGGCAGTGCTTCAGAGAGCGCTAGACACCTATGGCTCTGCTTTGCAGATCGTGGTAATGATGGAGGAAATGAGTGAGCTACAGAAGGAGCTGTGCAAGTACCTGCGCGGCAAATACTCGCCTTCAAGCATCGCCGAAGAGATCGCCGATGTGGAGATCATGCTCGAGCAAATGAAGATGCTGTTTTGCTGCGCGGATGATGTGAGTGCCGTGCGCAGGCGCAAAGTGGAGCGGCTGAAAGAGAGGCTAGACAATGGCTGAATACATAGGCAAAGCGGCGCTTTATGAGAAATTCGCCGAGTTGGAACATAAAACGAGAGAGACGCTTATTGGAACAGCAAGCGGCACTTCGGCATATACAAGAAACTCAACGTGGCTAAGTGCTTTTACGATGGTGAACATATTACTGCTGATTTTCCCGCCGCTGACGTTACGCCGGTGGGCTGGATCAGTGCCAAAGACAAGCTGCCGGAGCCAGAAACCGAAGTTCTGGCGGTGTGTGCGGAACGGCTACCGCTTCATCTGCCCCGTGATTTTTGAGGACGGAACCATGCTGACGCAAAACAGCATGTGGAACTGGTATGAGTTGGAGAATTACGGGACGTACAGTGAAGAAAACGATGATTACTTTGTCCCTGAAGGTTGGTGGGAAAATCGGCAGTTCACACCGGACGACATATACAACAATCCCGTGGATTGCACGGTCACTCACTGGATGCCGCTCCCCGAACTACCGATGAGCGCGAGAATGGACGGGTACACCAATAAGGAGGAGGGACGAGGTGAACAGTAATCTGAAGCAAAGTGACTTTTTAATGTTTTCAAAGGAAAATAAAAGATTGATGGAGGAACTTAACATTAAATGTCAAGATTCCAAAATCGGCGAATACAAATGCTACGTGGAAACCAGATATGGTTGGTGCTGTGATATGTGTCTAGAAAATGAGCTTCTATGGCTATATAGCAATGGAGTGCATACTGTCAATTCGTGTTGTGGACATGGAAATATAGATCTCGCATCAATCCTTGTCATAGGGGAAAACAGTATAGCAATAATGAATGAGTTGGGGTATGAGGAGTCTCCTACAGCAATTCAGAGGACGCTGCAACCGTTACGCTCATACATCCCTAAAACTCCGTTGCCTTATATGTGAGAGGAGGCCGACCATGACTGAGCATATCGAGAAGGAAAATGCTATTGCGTGGTTTATGCCGTATGCACACGCGGGAGAAAGCATAGACGCGGATAAGGAGTGAGACAGTGAGCAAGAAGCCGGCGAGATGGGAAAATACAAAGCGATACCGCGAGATGCGGCGTTTGAGCCGCTTACCAAGGAGCGTTTATCTGTCTTGCTGTTCGAGCAGCGCAAAAGCAATCCGCAGGACAAGTTTTACGATGATTGCCCGTTGCCGGACGTGGATCCGGCGCATAAAAAAGAAAAGGAGATATGAAAAATGGCTGAAAGCAAAAATCTTAGCAAGGATTGCGAGCGGTGGCAAAGACATACGCAAGTAAACCGCGACTATGGCGAATGCAGACGCTTTTCGCTAACAACGAAAAATGACGATTTTTGCAGCCGCGGAGAAAGGCGGGGTTGACATCTGCTCGAAGTGATTTCTTGGGTAATAATCCCCGCAATTGCTATAATTATCCTCGCTGCCATGTACTACCGAAAGCCAGATGAAGATAACGACAGCTATCAACCCACAATGGCGTTTTCTCGCTTTCGCAAATTCTATGATTTAGCGCCGGAAAGGTTTGAGTTGTTCTGTCGCGGCTTTGTATATCACACCCGCTCCGGAGACATAACATTCTATTTCCCGACGCTGGCAGACACTCGCATATATCAACATTGGCAAGAACGCACCGAAGCAAATATTCGCAAGCGCGAAAAGGACAAGCGCGACGCCATTACCTTGCAAGTGTTCTGCGAAGACATGGAACAAGTAATTCGCGCGAAGCGAGAGGAAGCAATCGCAACTGCGAAAGCAGAGCAGGACAAGATAATGCAACGGCTTGAAGAAGAAAGAAGAAGAAAGGAGAAACACATGAAAATTTACAAAGAGATTAAAGGGATAGCCAAGTGCATAGCGAAAATAAATCGCATGGTCGAAAAACTGCAAGACGAAGGTTTTGATATTGAAGGGATAAACTGGTTTACTGCTCAGTTCGTCGCGCTCGACAAGGAGGACATAGAAAACTTTAAGTACACCAACGGCGTGACGGAAGATTATTTCGTATCGCAGTCCTGCGGCTATCTCGGCGACGACTATAGCGGGCACTTATATTTCAGAACCAACGTTCCGGGGCAGTACGTGAGAGTCTACTTTGAGTGTTGAAAGGAGAAACACATGATACATTGGCTATGGGCGCTCGCGGCGTTTATCCTCGGCGGCTCGCTTGGCACCTTGATAATGGCCGTCATTATCGGAGGGAGCCGCGGCGATGAGTAAGTACCACAACACCAAGACGACAATCTCCGGCCATACCTTTGACAGCCGCCACGAGGCCGAGAGGTACATTGTACTGCGGAGCATGGAGAAGAGCGGGTTAATATCCAACCTGCGCTTGCAAGTGCCGTATGAGCTGGTGCAGGGGCGAAAGATAAAGGGCAAGACGATACGCCCATCGTATTACATCGCCGACTTTGTATACACCTGCGGCGGTGAAGAAGTAGTGGAGGACGCGAAGGGCGTGAAGACGGCGGTATATCAGCTCAAGAAAAAGCTAATGGCAGACAGATACGGTATATTGATACAGGAGGTGTAGCGATGGAATCTTGGCGGGCGGCGGACATAAAATGCCCGTACTACAAAAACTGCGACGACAGCAGACGGCTTATAATCTGCGAGGGTATCCTGGATCGGACGACCCTGAGCACAAAGTTCCGCCGCAGGAAGGACATGGCGAACCACATAGCAACAAACTGCGAGCAGATCGCGTCTCCATGCGTTATACGCAAGCTGAACGACAAGAAATACGAAAACTTGGGGTGAAAGCCCCAAGTTTTTTTGTTTTAGGGTTAGAGAAAGGGCGGGCGGATTTAGTAAAATAAGCAGGAGGAGGTGAGCCGATGGGAAAGAAGTCACCGAACTGGGTAAAAATCGAAAAAGAATACGTGACAACCGAGGCGAGCCTCCGCCAACTGGCGGCAAAGTACGGCGTGGGCATGAGCTCCATGAACCGGCACTCACGCGAGCGCGGCTGGGTAGCCAAGCGCAAGGCGCACGAGAACGTGGTAGCGGACAAGGTGGGAGCGAGGCTCGTCTCGGCGGAAGCTGACGAACAGTCAGACAGGGCTCTGCGGGTAATGCAGGTATCAGACAAGCTGCTTGACCTCTGCGAGAAGATGTGCGACATGGAGGGCATAGCCCCGCGCGATCTGCGGAGCCTGACGGCGGCGCTGATGGATATAAAGGAGATACAGATGATCAAGTCTGCTCTTGATATACGAGAGCAACAGGCACGAATCAAGAATCTTGAGAAAGCGGCAAGCCCTGAAGACGAGGACGCCGGAGAGACCGGCGTGATCATCCTGCCGGAGGTGCTGCATGGCTGAGGTGATATGGACGCCGCAGGAAAAGCAGATCGCCTTTATGGAGCGCCCTGAATATGAGGCCTTATACGGCGGAGCGGCGGGCGGCGGCAAGAGCGACGCGCTGCTCGTCGAAGCGCTGCGGCAGGTGGACAACCCCGACTACCGCGGGCTGATCCTGCGAAAGACGTACCCGCAGTTGGCGGAGCTGATAGACCGCAGCATGGCGATATACCCTCTGGCTTTTCCGCGGGCAAAGTACAACGACAGCAAACACGTCTGGATGTTCCCGTCGGGCGCGAAGATATATTTCGGCTCGATGCAGCACAGCAAGGACAAGATAAACTATCAGGGCAAGCGCTACGACTTTATAGGCTTTGACGAGCTGACGCATTTTACATGGGAGGAGTACAGCTACATGTTCTCCCGCAACCGTCCGAGCCGGAAGCCGAGGAGCACGAAGAAAACCCGCGTATACATACGCGCGACGACAAACCCGGGCGGCATCGGTCACGGCTGGGTGAAGGATAGGTTTATAGATGCCGCTCCTCCGCTGACTCCGATAACCGAGAAGGTGGAGATAACGACGCCGGAGGGCAAGCTCATCGAGATGCACCGCGACAGGATATTTATACCGGCGACGGTATTTGACAACAAGGCGCTGCTGGAGGCTGACCCGGAATATCTGGCGACGCTGGCGCTGCTCCCCGAAAAGGAGCGCGAGGCGCTGCTGTACGGCAAATGGGACACCTTTGAGGGGCAGTACTTCACGGAGTTTCGCGTGTCGCCCGATGTGGGGAAGTGCGCGGCGGCGGGGATAAGCGTGGAGGACGCGAAAGCCGAAAGGCGCTTTACGCACGTTATACCGGCCTTTGATATCTCGCACGGCGAGAGCCGCGGCTGGCGCATATACCGGAGCTATGACTGGGGCTATGCCAGGCCCTTCTCCTGCGCGTGGTGGGCGGTTGACTACGACGGAACGATATACAGGATCATGGAGCTGTACGGCTGCACGCGGACACCGAACGAGGGCGTGAAGTGGTCAAACGAAGAGCAGTTTGCCAAGATCGCGGAGATCGAGCGGACGCACCCGTGGCTCAAGGACAAGAAAATACAGGGCGTGGCCGACCCGTCGATATGGGCGAACAAGGGCGGCGTGAGCATTGCAGAGACTGCGATAAAGTACGGGATATACTTCGACCCCGGCGACAATGAGCGCATACCCGGCTGGATGCAGTGCCACTACAGGCTGCAATTTGACGAACGCGGATACCCGCGGATGTATGTATTTGACACGTGCAAAGCGTTTATACGCACGATCCCACTGCTGATGTACAGCCAGACGCACGTTGAGGACGTGGACAGCGACATGGAGGATCATGTGGCCGACGAGTGGAGATATTTTTGCATGTCGCGCCCGATAAAGCCGATGCGGCCGGTCGAGCAGCCAAACATCATAAACGACCCGCTCAACCAATATAAAAAAAGATGACGCCTTTCGGCATCATCTTCCCGCTTGCTAAAAATTAAATAATTATTTCAATCCACAGCCCACGAGGGGCTGACACCTATATTATAACGGCTCATGGCGGAGTTGTCAAGGGTCAATGCTCCGCGCGGATCCGCGCGAACTCCAGCATCCACACGCCCTGCTGCTGCAGGGTCAGGCACTTCTCGAAGTCTCGCTGCATGGTCTCGGCGCCTATGCGGGCAAACAAATCGCCGATCTGCTTGTCAATTTCCGGCGTGGCCTTGTGCATCGCGTGGAGCTTTTGCACGTACCGGGACACAAGCAGGAGTGGGAAGCGCTGGGCATTTGCGATGTCCGCCTCGTTGCGGGATTTAGTCGCCGCATAGCAGACGGCAAATATACCGGCTGCGGCCTTGATCTCATCGTTTGTCATGGTTGTTTCTCCTTTCGCGTCGAGGGAGGCGAGCAGCACATCCTCGACATAATTTGTGATACTGCGGTTTTTGCTTGCGGCGGCTTCCGCGAGCCGCGCTTTGACTTCCGGCGTGATCCGGATGTACAGACGTTCGGTTTTTCCTGCCATATGATATCGCCTCCGCCTTTTGTTAACCCATCGGGTTATAATGCTCGGTGCGGCTCAGGACGGGCAGCTCGCGCACAACGTCGGTAAAGTCGCCGTCGGCGAAATGGAAGTAACGGATGCATGGCACATCGTTGCCGCAAAGAGCCTCGCTGAGCAGATAGATTTCGCCTTCCACGCTGATAAGGGGTTCGCCGTAGCTGGTGCAGCCCGCGTAAAGGTCGTCGGGGATATCCACGACCAACTCGTCGTAGATTTCGCCGCGGCCGCAGCTGTAAACCGTGCGCTTCTCCGCGCCGAGAAGTCCGTAATGGGCGTAAATCGTAGTTGTCATTGTGTTTTCCTCCTTTTGTTATCTTGACTATATTGTACGCCATTTGTACGTACAAATCAATAGGTGGAATGCACAAAATTTAAACTCAATATTTGTACAAAATGGCAAGGAGGCCGTTAAATGGACAATATACAAAGCAAAATAACCCCCGAAAGATTGCAGGAGCTGACGCGGATACTGCAAAAATACAAGACCGGCAAAGCGCACCTTGAGCGCCGGGTAGTGAGCGCGGAAAACTGGTGGAAGCTGCGCAACAGCAGCGAGGAGATGAAAACCACGTCGCTCGACGACGGCGGTTTCCGCAGCCGCTCCGGATGGCTGCACAACGTTATTGTATCAAAACACGCCGACGCGATGGAGGCGTACCCCGAACCCAACATATTGCCGCGCGAGCCGAATGACCGCGAAGAGGCGCGGATGCTCAGCAGCATCGTGCCGGTGGTGATGGAGCAAAACCTCTTCGAGGATACATACTGCGATGCGATGTGGCAAAAGCTGAAGACCGGCACGGGCGTATATAAGGTAACGTGGGACGCGGACAAGCTCGGCGGCCTCGGCGACATCTCGATAGAGCGCGTCGACCTGCTCAATTTGTTCTGGGAGCCGGGTGTGCGCGACATACAGGACAGCCGGTATTTTTACCACACGGCGCTGCACGACAACGACATCCTGGAGCAGAGATACCCGCAGCTTGAGGGCAAGCTCAAGGGCAGCCCGTTCACGGCGACCAAGTTTTTATATGATGACGCGGTCGATACGAGCGGCAAGACGACGGTTATCGACTGCTACTACAAGCTGTGGCAGGACGGACGCACGGTTCTTCACTATGTCAAGTATGTCGGCGACACGGTGCTTTACGCAACGGAGGACGAGGGCAAGCCGCTGTATGATCACGGGCTTTATCCCTTCGTCTTCGACTCGCTGTTCCCCGTCGAGGGCAGCCCCTGCGGCTACGGTTTTGTCGACCTGTGCAGCAACGCGCAGACGGCAATAGACCTGATGGACACGGCGTTTGTCAAAAACACTATGGTGGGCGCGATGCCGCGATACTTCAGGCGCAACGACGGCGGCGTACATGAGGACGAGTTTCTGGATCTGTCGACGCCGCTGGTGACGGTGGACGGCAATCTCGGCGATGATGCGCTTAAAATTATAGATTACCGGCCTCTGAGCGGCAATTACATGGAGTTTCAGGCCGGAAAAGTTAACGAGCTGCGCGAGACTTCCGGCAATACCGAGACGGCCACGGGCTCGACCTCGCAGGGCGTGACGGCGGCAAGCGCCATCGCGGCGCTGCAGGAGGCGAGCGGCAAGGGCAGCCGTGACAGCACGAAGACCAGTTACAGGGCGTACAGCCAAGTGGTAACGCTGGTAATTGAGCTGATACGGCAGTTTTACGATGTGCCGCGGCAGTTTCGCATCACGGGCAGCCTCGGCGAAGAAAAGTTTGTGCAGTACGGTAACGCGGGCTTGCGCGGGCAGCCGCTCGGCATGCTCGGCGGGCAGGATATGGGCATGAGACTGCCCGTATTCGATATCGAGGTTAAGGCGCAAAAGGCCGCGGCGTACACCAAGATGAGCCAAAACGAGCTGGCGCTGCAGTTTTACTCGCTGGGCTTCTTCAACCCCGCGCAGGCGGACACGAGCCTGATGTGCCTTGACATGATGGAGTTTGACGGCAAAGACGCGCTGATGCAGCGGATTGCGCAGATGGGCGGGATGTATCAGCAGCTCATCATGTACCAGCAGATGGCGCTGACGCTGGCGCAAAAATACGAGCCAAACCTGGCGGCCGGACTCATGACGGCGATAACCGGTGAGCAGCCCCAGCAGCGGCAGGCTCCGGCGGACATCAACCTCGACGCGGGACAGCCGCAGGAACAGACGCGCGTACAAAACGCGCGGGCGCGGAGCAGGCAGGCGTCACAGCCGGGAGGCGCCGAATGATAAGCGTACACGCGGGGCTGACGGGGATAGACATCAAAGGCCATGCGCACTATGCGCCGCATGGCGAAGACATTGTTTGCGCGGCGGCGTCGATACTGGCCATGACGCTGATGGACATCTGCGAGGACGCGGAGATCAGGCGCGAGGACGGGCACATCAGCATCAAGCACGGAGACCCGGCGGCGATACTCTTCGCGCGGCGCGGGTATAAGCTGCTGGCCGACGCGTATCCGGAGTTTGTGGAGGTAATATGACGGTTACAACGACAGGTCGCGCCGCATACCGCGGAGGTGCGAGCCATACGGGATATCTCGCGGGCTTTGAGACGGCAAACAAGCTCACCCGCGTGCTCCGCTACACCTTCACAACGCCCGCGGACGGCGTGAGTAAGCTGAGCTTCACGGGGGCACATCTGGCGCACAGTGCGTCGTACTCGTGGGGCGGGCTTAACTGGTACGCCACCACGTCACCGACGTCACACGTAAACGCGGGCGCAGGCTCCGCGAGCTGCGGGACGCTGACGATCACCGGCAACGGCAAGGACTACGACATCTCCGCGGCGGAAGCGGCGGTCAACCTCCCTGCAAACACTGAGGCCTACATATATATATTCCCCAACAACGCGAATTACTTTTTGTGGAATTTTGCGAACGTCGCAACCCTGAACATAACGACGGCGGCGGGCAGCTCGACGATCGCGGCGATAACGCAGACGGTCGAGACGCTGGGGACACTGACGGTGAGCCTTAACAAGGCGGTGGACGCGTTCCGCCACAGGCTGACGGTGACGGCGGGCGGCAAGACGCTGTACACGTCGGAGCTGTTCGACGCCTCGCACAGCGTGATTGTGCCGAGATCGTGGTTTGACAGCTTCCCGAGCGCTACGACGATATCTGCCACGGCTACGGTGACGACGTACAACGGCGACACGGCAGTGGGCACGGCGAGCGCGGCGGTGACGATAACGGCAGACGACGGCATGAGGCCGCAGATATCCGAGGGTTGGGCAACGGCTGCACCGCACAACATCGGCGCAGTGGCAGGGCTGACGGGCTACATCGCGGGCTATTCACAAGCGGAGATAAGCTTCGACGCCGCCAAACTGACACAGGCGGCGGGGGCTGCGCTTGCAAGCGTCACAGTGACGTGCAGCGGCGCCGTGGTCACTGCGGCACCTTACAGGACGCCCATTCTCCTCGGCGCGGCTGACGTAGTGTGTGCGGCGACAGACAGCAGAGGCCGGACGGCGACGCAGACGATCCGCATCGAGCCGATGGCATATGCGCCGCCTACGCTGAGTCAGGTGCAGATACTTCGCTGCACGGCGGCGGGCGTGGAGGCCGAGGACGGCAACTACTACAGCGCAAAGGCGACGGCGACATTCAGCACGCTCGGCGGCCAGAACGCTCTGACGCTGACGGCAGCGCACAAGATACAGGGCGGCGTATACGGCGCAGAGACGGCGCTCACGTCCGGCGAGGCGGCAATCATCGGCACAATATCCCCCGACAGCACGTATCAGGTGCGGATAACGGCGACGGACGCGCTCGGCAATACGGCGGTGACGGTGACGTCCCTGCCGACGCGGCAATGGGCGCTGAAATTCCGCGCGGACGGACTCGGTGCGGCTTTTGGAAAAGCGCCGGAGCACGACAAGGCGCTGGAGATCCCGGGGGACTGGACATTTAGAATAGGCGGCAACGCCTTGACGGCGGAGCTGCTGGCGGAGCTGCTTGCGAGCCTGGCGGCGGACATAGCGCACCCGGTCGGGATGTATGTGTGGCTGGCGGCGGAGACAGACCCGGCGACGCTATGGGGCGGCACATGGGAAAGGCAGCCCGAGGGGCTGACGCTGGTCTCGGCGGGTGACAACTACCCGCTGAACTCCACCGGCGGCGAAGCAACCCACACACTGACAATAGCTGAAATGCCTTATCACCAGCACCAAATGGTAAACGGCAATAATGGTGGTTATGATTACAGCGCTTGGACGAAAAGCTCTGTCGTGCTGCATGATGCCGGGGCGATCGGTTATGCCGGCAACGCTAACACAAGCTATGCCGGCGGCAGCGCCGCTCACAATAACATGATGCCGTATAAGGCGGCCTACTGTTGGCTGCGGACGGCATGAAAGGAGATAATATGGCTACTTACGACGAGGAACGCAAGAAACAGGAGCAGGCCGCGATGAGCGGCACACAGCAGCAGAACACACAGCAGCCAGCACAGCAGCCGGACAACACGCAGTATCAGGCGACCATGCAGGCGCTTGAGGGCGCGAAGACGCAGGCACCGGTATACGGCGGGCAGTATGACCAGCAGATACAGGATATATACCAGCAGATAGTCAACCGCAAAAAGTTCAGCTATGACGCGGCGTCAGACCCGCTTTACCAGCAGTACAAGCAGCAGTACACCCAGCAGGGGCAGCAGGCGATGCGCGACACGATGGGGCAGGCGGCGGCGCTCACCGGCGGCTACGGCAGCAGCTACGGGCAGGCTGTGGGGCAGCAGCAGTACGATGCGTACCTTCAGCGGCTTGGCGAGGTGCTGCCGGAGACTTACAGCATGGCGCTCAATCAGTACAACGCCGAGGGCGACGCGCTAACGAACCAGTACGCGATGCTCAACGACATGGCGACGACCGACTACAACCGCTACCGCGACCAGCTCGGCGACTGGCAGTACGGCGAAGCGCTCAGACGGCAGGACGAGGAGACAGCATACGGCAGGCAGCAGGACGCATACAACAAGCTGCTGTACTTCATCAACAACACCGGCTACTCCCCCACCGACGACGAGCTGACGGCGGCAGGGCTGACACGCGATCAGGCGGACAAGCTGCTCTATATGTGGCAGCTGCAAAACGCGGGCGCAAGCGGTTCCGGCAGCGGCAGCGGGGGCGGCGGTCACTACGACACCGGCGGCGGAGGAAAAGGCAGGGCGGACGTTGACGCGACAACGCTTGCCGGAATGAAACAGACGATATACAACCTCTACAAATATTACGGCAAGGACGCGGCAGCGGACAGGCTCGACCAGTACGCAGGCCAGCTCAACGACGCGCAGTACGCGCAGCTTGTGCAGCAGGCGCAGGAGCTGATGAACGGCGCGGGGCAGGCAAAGAAAACACCAACAATAAAAAAGCCGGGGCAGAAAAAGAAGAGCGGCGGCAGCGGCGGCTCCGGCAGACAAAGCACGGCGGCAATAAGTTGAAAACGGAGGCGGATCATGGCTTACAATCCTTTCCGAGATGGCAAGCAGACGCAGAGCACGCAGACCGGGCGAGTGAATCCGTTCCGGCAGACCAGCGCGGACAGAAGCGACAGAGAGCGCGTGATGCGCAACTGGCAGAGCGACGCGGAACAGCACGGCATACTGAACAATCCCCAGTACACCGACGAGGGCAAAGCGTATCAGCAGATGGCGCAGGAATACGCAAAGTACGGCACACAGTATCAGAACCAGCTCAAACAGGGCGTGACCGGGCGGCAGTGGGCGGCTGACACGGCGCGGCGGCTTGAGGAACTTACACAGCAGCAGAGAGCGGCACAGCAGACGGAACGGCGCAGGCAGGACGCGGACGCTATAGGCGATCCGGGACTGTGGGTGACTACGACGGAGCAGTACGACGCACTGCCAGAGGCTCGCAGACAGGAGGAGGCGCGCAGGGCAAAGCAGCGCCCTGCCGTAAGCCTTGCCGACTATGACAAGCGCATAGCAGAGCTGCGCAAGGAAAAAGAATGGGCGGACTATTTCGCCGACGCCGGTCTAAGTGACGAGGCAGGCTACAAGACCGGCAGCGCACGGGGCAAGGCCACATATGAGAGTGCCGACGCTGCGACTGCGCGGAAGCGCATCGGTGAGCTTGAACAGCGGCTGGTCGCTCTGAACCAGAACAGCGGCTGGGCGAGCACGGTGGAGCAGTCGGACGAGATCGAGCGCGAACGGAACGCCATCCAGCAGGAGCTGGAATCTCTCGGCGCGGGCTACAGGAACGCGCAGCTTGCGGACTATGCCATGAGCTGGCGCAACGGTGTCCGGGATAACTGGACGGATGAAGAGCGCAGCAACTTTTACTACCTCTACAACGACAATAAGGACGAGGCACAGGCTTATGCGCGGCGCATCAATGACAGATACGCTTATTCGGACGCACAGGCGAAGAAGGAAAAGGTCGGCGAGTGGGCAAGTCAGAATTTCTGGACGGGCTTGGCTGGCACAGCGGCTTCCGTGGGGCTGACCATGACGTCTCTTGCCGACACGCTTGACAGAACGAAAGAATATGCGGCGACCGGAGACGTCTCGGCCAAATCCGGCCTCACCCCCGCGGACATAGGCATGGCGATGACGTCCGCAATTGCCTCGTCACTGAACGAGAAGAGCGGGACTATCAACGACAATGTGTGGGTCATCGGCGGCAAGGGCTTGGGCGACCTATACGAGACGGGGGTAAGCATCCTCAACTCCCTCGCATCTGTATACATGCTGGGCGGCGTGGGCACGTACGCCAACTTCTTCGGGCAGGCGAGCAAAACAGCCTACGAGGAGGGCATACAGCGCGGGCTCAGCGTAGACAAGGCGCTGACCTACGGCTACGCAAGCGGCGTCGCCGAGGTCGCGGGCGAGATGTTCTCAATAGAGCATCTGATAAAGATGAAGAACCCCTCTTCACTCAAGGGCATTATCAAGAACATCTTCGTGCAGGGCGGTATCGAGGCAAGCGAAGAGTCTGCCACGACGCTGATGAACACGATCTCGGACGCAATAATAAACGGCGACAAGAGCGAGCTTGCGAGCAACTACTACGCGCTGATACAGGCGGGTTACAGCCCTGCGGACGCTGAAAAGCTTGTAATAGCGGACTGGACTCAGGGTGTTATGTATGATGCCTTGGGCGGCTTTGTGAGCGGCGTTGCAAGCGCCGGCGTTCAGAGCACCGTGCAGGGCAGCATGACATACAAGGGCGATGCGCAGGAGCTTATCGACTACGCCAAGAGCGAGGGCGCGGACACCGCAGCCGCGAAACGTGCGCAGAAATATGAGGATCGCGTGAAGAGCGGGAAGCGCATGACGAACTATCAGGCGGGAACGCTCACGGAGCTTGCGCAGGAGGCCGTGGTCTCAAAAGACCTTGATAACATCCGCGAGGCCGTCGGCAAGCGGCTCTCCGCGCTCGGCGAAAATAACTCCGCGCTCACGGAGGCCGTTGTGCGGCAGGCGGTGCAGCAGGAGGCAAGGGCGGCGGACGTCAGCGTCCCGAAGGTCACGGAGAAGCAGCGCGGCCTGATCCAGAACAGCAAGGCGGCAAAGCGCGTGCTTTCCGAGATGGACATCGGCAACATGCGCATGGAGACCGCGGCGGAGCTGAGCGGGCATGACGGCAGCCAGTATCAGCGCTCTAACGAGTGGGCACGGGATATCGGCACACGCATCATTGCACCCAGGGAATACGGTGTACGCAGCACCAACACCGTGACCGCAGAGGAGAAGCGGGCTGACGTGAAGGTAGGCGACGAGAGCGGAAAGGTCGTCGGCTTCAAGAACGGCATGGCGCGCGTCGAGGTCACGGAGAACGGCAAGAGTACCATCCGGGAGGTAAAGCCCGACGACGTGCAGCAGCTCCCCAAGCAGACGCGCAGACTGTTTGACGAGATATCCCGCTATGACGGCGACACGCAGGCGGCAATGTACGCGGCGTATATGCCGGGGCAGGACATAGAAGCATACGTGCAGGCGGCGGACACTGCGATGAACCTCTACGGCGCGCAGACCAAAGCAACACTTGAGCAGGCGCGCAGTTTCGGCAAGGCGACCTTCCGGATGCTGAGCGACGCCCAACTCGACGCGCTGATGCAGGCAGGGCGCAAGCTCGCGGACCAGCGGAAAGCGGCGGCGGAGCGCACCGGCGAGAGCAAGGGCGAGGTCAAGCAGGGCAAGGTGTCCTACGACGGCGGCGAGGCCGACGGGCGCAAGCTCAAAGCCCCAAGCAAGGAAGCGATAGACCGCATGAGCGACGCCGAGAAGACCCTCGCGGAGGCGCTGACGGCTACGGGCGTGAACGTTGTGTTCTACGAGAGCGAGGCAAACGCCGAGGGCAGATACAGCGGCGCGCAGGGCATGTACTACAACGGCACGGTTTACCTCGATGTGAACGCAGGCATGAACAGCGTGGAGAGCGGGCAGCGGACGATAGTTCTGACGGCGGCGCACGAAATGACGCACTTCATCCGTGAGAACAGCGAGGCCGGATATATAGCGCTGCGCGAGTTCATAACCGACAGGCTCATGCAGCAGGGGCTGGATATCGAAGAGCTTGTCACGCAGAAGCGCGCAAGAGAGAGCCGCGAGCTGAGCTATGACGAGGCCGTGGAGGAGGTAATAGCCGACGCGTGCGAGACGGTTCTGACGGAGCCGACGGCGATACAGCAGCTTGCAAGCGATAATATGCCTCTGGCAAAGAAGATACGCAAGTGGCTGAATGATTTCTTCAGGAAAATCAAAAGCGCGTTTGCGGGGCTTGAGGCCGTCCACGACGAGGCCAAGGCAATGGCCGACTACATGGACGAGCTACGGGCAATGTGGGACGACGCACTCTCCGACGCCGTGCGGAACAGGGCAAACAAAAACGCCGCCGAAAACGGCGACGGGGTAAGACATTCTTATGGCGGCAGGGGTGCAGAGAACGCCAACCTTGATGAATTAGACAGGGCTAAGCGTTTGCTTGCGCAAGGAGTTGACAAAGATGCTGTTAGGAGAGATACAGGCTGGTTTAGAGGCGCTGATGGTCAATGGCGCTTCGAGATAGACGACAGTGGATTGATTTACAGCAAGACCGGGAATATTCTCGGCTATGCAGACAGCGCGAGAGCGCAGCATGAGTATGCGGCGAAGTGGCTTGCGCTTACTTCGGCGGAAATGACGGACGCGCAGCGTGGCGAACTGGCTGAATACATAAAGCAGCGCGACAACGGCGAGTTCAGCCAAGAGCTGTATAACAAACTAACAGAATATTGGGGAACCGCCTTTGAGGAATACGCCGCAGCGAAAGAGGCAATGCTTGCCAGGTCAAACGCGTCCGGGGTTACGGTGGGCGACTACATAAAGTACGACGAGCTTTTCGGGCAATACCCGCATCTTAAGGACTTAGGGCTTATTTTTGAGGACTTGGGCAGCGGAGAAAAAGGATATTTTAATGGGCTCGAAATTGTTATTGACCGCAGTCTAAAAGACGCGCCGGAAAAAACCCTGCTGCACGAAATACAGCACGCTATACAGCGGTTTGAGGGCTTCAGCAGGGGCGCATCCGTGGAGTATTGGAATAGGCAACTTGAGGCAGGGAAGAATGTGCGCACGAGAGCACAGCTCATGGAAGAAGCTCGGATAGAGAACCAGCTTACGGAACTGCGTATTAAGTCGCCAGATTTTTACGCAGATATAATGCAGCTTGAGGAAATGACGCCTACCATTCCGAGGGGCAAAATCGACTGGAATACGCTTGAACAGATAGAGCCTGATCCGCCGGAATGGAAGCGTTATGATACGCGCAGAGAGGAACTTGAACAAAAGTACGGCGAGGACAGGGTTTTCTCTGCGATAGACCTTTTCAACGACCTCGCGCAGAGCCGCAAGACGACGCGGCAATTGCCGAGTGAGCTGTATTTCAACACAGCCGGAGAGATTGAGGCGCGGGACGTGTCTGCGAGAGCCGCGCTTACAAAAGCCGAGAGAGCCGCCAAAGCGCCGAACCTCGGCGACGGCAATACGGTTTGGGCGAAGTATTCCATTCGTGAAGACGCTCCGGCGAAGATACACAAAGCCGTAACGGACAAAAGCTATCAGGGAGACATCCGGCTGACGGATACGTCACCAAGCCTTATGTTGGGGCACAAAGGAGTAAGGAATCTTCCAATGATGATGAAAGCCTCCCATATCCGCGAGAATATTCTCACGAAGCAGGAGGCAGCGAAGCTTGGTCTTGATACGGGCAAGGGCATAAATTATCACGGACTTGGCGAGGAGGTTTTCAAAAAAGTTATCGACAGTCTTGACGATATAAGCGTTGGCTATCGAGGAACGCCGAAAGCCAACGACCCGTCCAGACGCGAGAATAGCTTTCTTCTTATCTCTACCGTGAAGGACAACGACAGGAATACCATTGTTGTCCCGGTATACATTAACGAGATGGGCAGCTACAACCGTGTGCTCATAAGAACTAACAAGATTGCATCGGTCTATGGTAAAAGTAGCTTGAATGAGTATATTAAAAGAGAAGTTGCAAGGGGCAACCTTGTACGCATAAAAAAAAGAAGCCCCGCGATCAGTGAATCATCGGCTCCAATTGCCGTAGATTATAATGGCGTCACTTCTCAGGCAAAGGCGGCAGATCAGACTGCGATGGCCTTTGGTAATATTAGTATACGTCCCGTTTCCGAAAATGTCAATACCAAAATTAAAAAATCTGAGAGAGATGCTGAATACCTGAGCGCGGTGAAGCGCGGAGACCTTGAGACCGCAAGGAGCATGGTGAATGAAGCGGCAGAAGACGCTGAATACGACATCACCGCATATCACGTCAGCATGAATGGCGCGTTTAACGTTTTTGATAGAAACAGGCTGGGCGAAAATACTGTGGACTATGCGGACGACGCAGCGACAGCGGCAACGGCGTATCTCGGCTTCTGGTTCAGCGATCATGACGTATCGAAGCCAACGTACAGCTATGGCATGATACCCGGTGACGCGAGGCAGTTCCGGTTGAAAGCGGATGCACTGTACCCCATAGCTTTGCAGACACTGCAAGACGAGTTGCTCAATGAGTATATTTCAGAGGACGCGATAGAACAGTACTCCGATGGTGAATATTCGGCTATACGTGGAGCCGCAGAGGAATACGCGGCAGAGATGCAGCGGATGGGCTATTCAGGGCTGAAGGTGCAAGACAGCGAACTTGGCGGGACTTCGTATGTTGTATTTGACCCGGAGCAGATAAAATCCGCCGACGCTGTGGTATACGACGATAACGGCAAGGTCATTCCCCTGTCGGAGCGCTTCAATTCAAAAAGCCGAGATGTCCGCTATAGTAACCGCGACGTTGATTTGACTGCAAAATATCCGCAGCTCAACCTCAACGAGGACATATCGGAGCTGGACGGCGTACCCGCAATAGAGCTTACCGACGGCAGCGTTCTGCCGATAACCGAGCGCGACGGCAGATACCCGACGCACGTATCCTTCATAGAAGCGAACCGCATAGACGTTGACGACCTCAAGAGCGGCGGCTGGATAGGCAACGGCGTATATGACCCGTCTTTCACCAGCGACACGCAGCGCTATATAGAGCGGCAGCAGGCGAGAAAACGCGTGGCGGAGCTGACGGGCAAGCAGTATGAGCAGTTCAGGTATTCCATGCGCGACGATGCCATGACCGACAGGGAACTTCTCGCAAGGGCGCTTGACAGCGTAGCGGCGACGGAAAGCGAAAGAAAGCTTCTTGCGCAGTACCGCACCGAATTTGACCGGTATCAGGAGCTATACGACAAGCTGGACGATGCGCAGATAGAATACAGCGCGGCGCGGCGGGCGGTAGACGACGCATACGCTCAGGCCAAGCGCAGCAAGCTCACCGCAGAGGAACGCCGCAGAACAGAAAGCGCATGGCGCGAAAGAATAGGCGCGCTCAAGGCAACGCAGCAGGAGACACGGGAGGCGCGCGACAAGCTGCTGAAAGAGGTAGACGCGCAGGACAGAAAGCTTCTCAAACTGCGCGCGATGAACCCAGTGAAAGACATGCTTTCCCGCGCAAGGGCAGATATGCGCGAGACTATCAAGGCAAGGCAGAGCAAAACCGACACAAGAGCAAAAGTGCGCGATATGGCGAAGAAACTCAGCGACCTGCTCCTCAAGGAATCGAAAGAGAAGCATGTGCTGCTTGAGCTTCAGAAGCCCGTGGCCGAGGTTCTGGACATGCTCAACCTCGACACCGTCAACGCGGCGGAGCGCGTCGCCAAATACGACGCGGCCATAGCAAAGACGACAGACCCGGAGATGAAGCGCGAGCTTGCGGAGACCCGCGACAGAATACAGGCGCAGGGCGACAGACTCAAGACTCGGCTGGATGCGCTGCACACGGCTTATCAGGCAATCGCAAACTCTGCCGACCCGACGGTGGCGAACGGCTACGACGAGAACATAGCCGCGAAGATGCAGGAGGTCTCACAGCTTGTAGGCGACACGCCGCTTGCGAAAATGACGCAGGAACAGCTCGACGCGGTGCACGATCTGCTCAAGATGACCTACACCGTCGTATCGAAAGCGAACAAGGCGTTTGTGCTGAACCAGAAAGCGGGCATTGAGGAGAGGGCGCAGGCAGAGATCGACAGGCTCTCCGCAACAGAGGGGGCAGACCTCGGCCTCAAGCCGGTGCAGTTTGTAAAGCGGCAGTTTTGGTCGATGCTCAAGCCCGGCGAAATATTCCACAAAGTGGGCGGCGAGCTTGAGCAGGCTTACAACGAGGTACGCAAGGGCGAAGATGTCAGAGCACGGGACGTTGTAACGGCGCGCTCGTTCTTCCTGCAGGCGGCCGAAAAGCACGGGTACTTCTCTTGGGCGCTTGAGGAAAAGCACGATTTCGTCTCGGCTCAGGGCAGACCGTTCAGCCTGTCGCTTGATGACATGATGTCCGTTTACGCTACCAGCCGGCGCGAGCAGGGCAAGAAACATCTTGAGGCGGGCGGCATAGTGTTCGGCAAGAACGGAAAGATAAAGGTCAAGAAAAAGGGCGTCACGCTGACAATGTCGCAGATCAAGGCGCGGGCATACACGCTCGACGAACAGGTGCTCGACGAGATCATAGGCAAGCTCACGCCGGAGCAAAAGGCTTTCGTAGAGGAGATGGAAAACTGGCTTTCCACGAAGCCTGCCGAATGGGGCAACGAGGTATCGCGCGAGCTGTACGGTATAAATTTGTTCAAGGAGAAGGTCTACTGGCCTATCAAGAGCGCGTCGGAGTACCTGCAAAGCCGGAGCGGCGACAGCGACAATGTGAAAATCAAGAACAGCGGCTTTACGCGCAGCACGGTCGAGAAAGCCAACAACCCGATATACATAGGCGGCTTTGTGGACACATGGAGCCAGCACGTATACGAGATGGCGACGTATCACGGCTTTACGCTGCCGCTTGAGGACTTCACGAGGATATTCAACTACGCGACCAGCGCGAGCGACATAGAAAACGGCGCGAACTCTGTCAAGGCGATGCTTACAAACGCGTTCGGCTCGGAAGCGCCGGTGCAGCAAATAGAACTCCTGCTCAAGGATGTGAACGGCAGCGCGCGGTCTGACCCAACGACGGAGCTGATGAACAAGGGGCTTGCGTTTATGAAGAAGTACGCGGTCGCCGGTTCGTTGTCGGTATCAATTCAGCAGCCCTCGGCAATAGCCAGAGCAACGGCATATATCGACCCGAAGTATTTCGCCGGGGAGAAGATAACCGCCGAGAAGCACAAAGAGCTGTGGGAGCACATGAAGAAGTACGCCCCCGTGACCGCCATAAAGGAAATAGGCTATTTCGATCAGGGTTTGGGCAGAAGCGCCCGCGAGTGGATGACCGCGCGGGAATATGACGGACTTGCGGAAAAGGCGAAAGGTCTCGTGACCGACAGCAACTACCGGAGCGACGTTATTATGGCGCTTCCGGGGCTGATGGACGAATTGACATGGTGCTCCATCTGGCAGGCGGTTGAGCGCGAAGTAGCGGACACGACAAACCTCAAAACCGGAAGCGAGGAATTCAACAAGCGAGTCGGCGACAGGTTCACGCAGATCATAACGGAGACGCAGGTCTACGACTCCGTGTTCTCCCGAAGCGCGATGATGAGGTCGAAGGACGTCGGCGTCAAGATGGCGACGGCGTTCATGGCGGAGCCGCTGACGAACGTCAGCATGGTAGTTGACGCGATAGACGACTTCCGAAACGGGCGGAAGGCGCTCGGAGCGCGAAAGCTAGGTTCTGTTGTTGCTTCCATGCTTCTCAACAGCATACTCGTGTCGTTCGTTTATGCGGCGCGCAACGACGATGACGACAAGAGCTACATCGAAAAATATATAGCTGCGCTGACCGGGGAGCTGAAAGACGGGTTCAACCCGCTGACGTATATCCCCTATATCAAGGACGTTGTGTCGATAGTTCAGGGGTACGACGTGGAGCGCAACGACATGACCATGATTGCCGACCTCTGGAATGCGTACACCTCGCTAAAGAGCGACAAGAAGTCCACGTACAGAAAAATTGAGGACTTTGCGGGGCGCATTGCGCAGATATTCGGCCTTCCGCTCAAAAACGTGATGCGAGATGTGCGGGCGGCCTACTACACATACGACACCATCGCAAACGGCGAAGAGACGACTTGGCAGGGCGCGCTTCAGGCGGTTGCCGAGGGATGGACAGGAGAAAGCCCCTCAAACTCTGAGCAGCTTTACGACGCGCTGGTGAGCGGGAACGTGAAACAGGCAGACAGGGTAAAGGCGCGGTTTGAGAACGAGAGCGCCGCTCAGGCCGCGGTGAAGAAGGTCATCCGCGAGAAATACGCGCCGACAGACGGCGGGAAGCAGAGTATAGACAAGCAGACCGCTATAAAGCAGTTGCAGGACTACGCCGGAATGAGCAAGCAGGAGGCAGAAAAGCAGGTAGCCAAGTGGACGGTCTCTTTGGCGTACGGCTTCGAGTACGGCGATACCAAAGACGAGTACCTTAACGGCAACATAACCATAGAGAAAGCGAAGCGCGTGCTTATGGGAGCCGGAGCGACGGACATGGAGGCGGACGCCAAGACGCTGCAGTGGAAGTTTGAGAAGGACACCGGCATAGCCTACGACGATATGTCTGACGCATACGTGAGCGGGGATATCTCGCGGAGCGATGCGGTGAACTACCTCGTCAAGTATGGCAAAACATACAGGGCGGATGCGGAAGCAACGGTTCAGCAGTGGCAGTGCGAGAAGGACACGGGCTTCAAGTACAGCGAGCTGAAGGATCTGTATGTTGCGGGGACAATATCGGCGGATCGCGCGGCGGCGCTGCGGAGCAAATACGGCGGAGCCTCAGAGGACGACGCAAAGTCAACCGTGCTGCAGTGGCAGTGTGTCAAGGACACCGGCATTGAATACTCGGATATCCGCAAGGCGTACGAGGAGAAACGCGTCTCCGGCGAGGCCGTTGAAAACATGCTGATGAAGTACGGCGGCAAGAGCAAGGACGACGCCGCTGCCAGACGTGAGAAATACGACTTCACCATCGCAAACCCCGGAACCGAGGACATATCCGATGCGGCGGTGCAGAAGTACAACGAGTCCGTAGCGGCGGCAGGCATAAGCGGGAAGGATTATTATACATCGTGGCAGATGTACAACCGCACCGAGTCGGACTACGATGAAAACGGCAAGCCGATAAGCTACTCAAAGCTTTACAAGATCGCGGCGTACATCGACAGTCTGAACTTGACCAATGCGCAGAAGGACGCGATGTTCTGCGCGTTCTATACCGCGCGGAACCTGCGGCGAACCCCGTGGCACTAATACGCGGACACACTGGGAGAAATCCCAGTGTGTTTTTATGATTTTTGAAAAATTTTCGCGTTTTGGGGTTAGAGAAATGAGAGCGGGATTTGTTATCATAAAGCTAAGAGTCGTGGGCTTAACCCAGAGAATAAACAAGGAGGCATCCTATGCACACAAAATTTGACTTCGACCTCCAGCTTTTTGCCGAGGGCGGCGCACCCGCAGGCGAGGGCGGAGGAGAAGCAACGGGCGAAAGTACTGCCGACGCCGGGCAGAGTTTTGAAGCAAGACTTGAGGCCTTGAACGTACCCAAAAGCAAGATAAGAAAGGGCGCATACAAGAATGCCCCGACACCCGCGGCACCTGCACAGCAGGAGGAGCCGCACGAGAAGGAGCCGGAGCAGGAAGAAAGCGGAGCCGCCGTCCGCAAGAGCTGGGATGAGGTCAAGGCAGAGTACAAGGCGGAATTTGACGCAGAGATGCAGGGCACGATCAAAAGACGGCTGAAGAACAGCGACGCAGAGCTTGAGACACTGCGCGCGAAGGAAGCCGCAGCCGCGCCGCTGTATGACTATCTGGCCAGCCGCTACGGACTCGATGCCGCTAACCTGAACGTGGAGGAGCTTATACAGAAGTTCCGCGAAGACGACGCCATGTTCGAGGAGGACGCGGCGAGAATGGGGACAGACGCAGGCACGGCCAAGAAAATGATTCTGGCCGAACAGGACGGCAAGCGCAAGGCGCGCGAAGATGAAGCCAACCGGCAGGCACGGCAGAAGGAGCTGGAGGACGCATTCAAGCGTCAGCAGGCTTCCAGCCATTTCGACGAGCTGCGCAGGCAGGGCGAGGAGCTGAAGAAAGAGTTTTCGGACTTCGACCTTGCGGCAGCAATGAGCGACGAAGCGTTCGTGAAATTCACGCAGCCGGGGAGCAACATAAGCGTACGCGCGGCGTATCTGGCACTGCATCCGGAGGTGCAGGAGCAGCGCGTGCAGCAGGCAGCAGCAAAGGCAACGGAGGCTGTTTCCGCTTCGGTCGCCGCCAACAGGGCGAGGCCGAGGGAAAACGGCAGCCAGGCCGCCACGCTTGCGACAAACGACCCCAGGAACATGACGAAAGAGGAACGCGCGGCGCTGCGTAAGAGAATTTACGCCGCCGCCTACAACGGGGAAAAGCTCCCGTTAGGAGGCTGACCCCATGAGATGAAAGGAAATATATGAACAAGTTTTTTAACCTTCAGTTTTTCGCCGACGCGGGTACGCTTGTAAACGCTACCGGCAACTATGTCAACGCGGGCACCGGCACGACCACCGCGTTCGACGCCACCCACACCCTCGCACCCGAACTCAAGGCGTTCTACGACACTGAGCTTCTCGAAAACGCCCGCGTAGAACAGTTCTACGCGCAGTTCGGCAAGAAGCAGCCGCTCCCCAAGAACCACAAGGGGCAGGTCGAGTGGCGCAAGTGGAACACCTTCGAGAAGGCCTCGAAGCTGACCGAGGGCGTCATCCCCACCGGCCAGAAGTTCGGCGTCAGCTCGCTGACCGGCAGCATCGACCAGTACGGCACCTACACCTCCATCACCGACAAGCTGGAGCTTCGCGCCTACGACGACGTCATCCTCGGCGCGACCGAGGAGATGGGCGCTTCCGCCGCAGAGACGCAGGAGAAGCTGATCCGCGACGCGCTGCTCGTCGGCACCAACGTCCTCTACTGCGACAACATCGACAAGGACACCGGCGCGGTCATCGGCACTCCGACCAGCTGCGCAACTATGGGCGCAGGCGGCAGCACTTCCGGCGGCGGCAGCTCCACTCCTGACGGTTGGGCGCTGCTTACCCCCGCGATGATCAACAAGGCCGTGACCATAATGAAGAAGAACCGCGTTCCGCGCATCAACGGGCGCTACTACGCCGTCATTCACCCGTCCGTTGCGCACGACCTGCGCGAGAGCGACGGCTGGATCGAGGCGCACAAGTACGCCGCACCCGAGGAGCTGTTCAACGGCGAGATCGGCGAACTGCACGGCGTCCGCTTCATCGAGGACGCGTTCGCCCCTGTTCTCGGTGGCACCACCTACAAGAACAAGTCCGAGGGCGTGACCTACGCGACCTACTTCTTCGGCAAGGACTCCTTCGGTATCATCGACCCGGAGGGCGGCGCGCTGGAGATGATAGTCCACGACAAGGACGAGATCGGCGGGCCGCTGAACCAGTTCAGCACCATCGGCTACAAGTTCGAGACGAATGGCGCGACTATCCTCTATCAGGAGCGCATGCTCCGCGTGATGAGCGTGTCCACCTTCTCCGCAACTGACGCGGCCAACTGACAACAAACCGGCGGGGACATTCCCCGCCGGAACCTGAAAGGAGATTAACATGGCAAAGAACACCGACATGGTTGAAGTAACCATACCGAGAGGCAGCGACAGGGGCGACCCGAACCTCTTCGTAGCTGTCAACGGCGTCAATTATATCCTGCCGCGCGGCAAGAAAAGCACCGTCCCGAAGTTCGTCGCGGACGAGATAAAGCGCAGTCAGGAAGCAGAAGACAAGTTCTATGAGACCAGAGACGATCTGAAACAGGAACTTCCGAAATTCTAACAGGCGGGCGGTAAACCCGCCTGTTTTAGGAGATACACATGACCGTACTTGAAATAATAAATAGGGCGGACACGCTTGAGCCGAACGCATATTCGGCGGACGAGAAAATACGCTGGCTGTCAAACCTCGACGGGAAAATCTTCGAGGAGGTCATAAAGACCCACGAGGGCGGCGCAGAGAGCTTCACCCCGTACAGCACGGGTGACGAGGAGCTGCTGCTCGCAGAGCCGTACGGCGAGGACGTGTACACCCATTACATCGCGGCGATGATCGCGGCGGGAAACTCTGAGGCGAGCCGGTATAATCAGCAGATAGCGATGTACAACGCGAACTACGGGCAGTGGTTCAACTGGTACAACCGGACGCACAGGCCGCTGCCGAAAAGCAAACGTTTCGTGTTCTGAGGTAAATAGTATGCCGACATTCCCATATTTGGACGCGCAGACCACACAGCGCGACACGACAGATTCGTTTTACGGCTACAATCACCAGACGAAGATAGGCAAAGGCGAATTCTACGAGACCCGGAACCTGAGCACAGACCACACGCCGATGCTTGCGCCGCGCAGGCCGCGCGGAATTACTGAAGTGAGCGGGGAGCTGCAAGGGATAATAGAGAAAGACGCGCTCGCGTACGTTGCGGGCGGAACGCTCTACTACAACGGCACTGCGACGCCCGTGACGGGACTTGCAAGCGGCTCAAAGCAGCTCGTAAGCATGGGGGCATATATAATCATATTCCCGGACAAGGTCTACTACAACACCGCAGACGGCGCAGACTACGGCAGCATGGAGGCGACGTTCAGCACGACCGGAAGCGTAAGTTATGCGCTGTGCCGCGCCGACGGCGACGAGTATACCACACCGACGGTATCGGCAACGGAGCCGGACAACCCGCAGAATCTTGACCTGTGGATAGACACAAGCTCCACGCCGCACGTGCTGCGGCAGTATGGCAGCGCGGCTGGAACGTGGGCGGAGATCGTGACGGTGTACACCAAGCTGACGTTCTCCACGCAGGGGCAGATACCGGCGCTGTTCACGAAATACGACGGCGTGACCATCAGCGGCGCGAGCTTCGCCGACGCGAACGGGGACAAGATTATCTATGCCGTCGGCGGCGAGGCGGACAAGGCGGCGGACTATATCGTCGTCGTGGGGCTGCTTGAGCAGGCATACAGCGACGAGACGAGCGACATCACGATCAAGCGCAGCGTGCCGCAGATGGACTATGTCTGCGAATGCCAGAACCGGCTATGGGGCTGCTATTACGGCAACGACGGCACGCAGAACCTCAACGAGCTTTACTGCTGCGCACTCGGCGACTTCAAAAACTGGCGGCAGTATCTCGGCCTCAGCACAGACAGCTGGACGGCTTCCGTCGGCTCGGACGGAGTATGGACGGGATGCGTCAACTATCTGGGCAGCCCGCTATTTTTCAAGGAAAACCGAATACACCGCATAACCGTGTCTTCAACGGGGGCGCACAGAGTAGCGGAGACGGTAGCGCGAGGCGTCCAGCGCGGGAGCGGCCGGAGCCTTGCGGTCGTCAACGAGACGCTGTACTACAAGTCCCGCGAGGACATATGCGCGTATCAGGGCGGCTTCCCCACGGGTGTAAGCGAGGCGCTTGGGCAGGAGCTGTACAGCGATGCGGCGGCCGGAGCCGTGGGCAGCAAGTACTACATTTCCATGAAGGACAAGGCCGGAGACTGGCATCTGTTCTGCTTCGACATCTCGAAAACGCTGTGGATGCACGAAGACGAGCTGCACGGCGAAGCTTTCGCGCGCGTGGATGACGAGCTGTACTGCATCGCTGACGGGAAGCTTGTCGGTCTGCTGGGCTATGGCGGAACGCGTGAGGCGGACGTCAGCTGGGAAGCGGTCAGCGGGATTATGTACTATGAGTACCCCGGCAATAAATACATATCGCGCTATGACATCCGGCTGAACATGGCGAAGGGCGCAAAGTTCGAGGTCTACATCGAATACGACAGCACAGGCGTGTGGCAGCGCGGCGGAAGCGCGACGGCGTACAGGGAGGGCACGACAAGCTATATGTTCCCGATACGTCCGCGCCGCTGCGATCATATGCGGCTCAAACTGTGCGGCACGGGAGAGAGCCGAGTGTTCTCAATCGCGCGAATCCTGGAGATAGGGAGCGACTACCGATGAGCATTTTTGATATGCCCCCGATCTTGCAGGGGACGCCTGAGCAGCAAATCTCGGCGCTGCGGAATTTCCTCGTGCGGCTCGCAGACACCTTGCAGGCCGAGTTTGGCGACGACAAGATCAACGAGGCGGTAAAGCAGGCAACCACCGCCGCCGCGGTAGGATCCGGCAGCGCGGCGAAAGCGGAGATCGACAAGAACGCGCAGAATCTGCGGCAGCTTATCACAAAGACGGCTGACAGCATTTACAGCTACGTCGACGAGATAACGCAGAATCTGTCCTCTGTATACGTTGCCAAAAGCGAGTTCGGCACGTATCAGGAGACGGTAAACACAACGATACAGCAGACGGCGAAGCAGACCGTCGAGAGCTATGATTTCCAGAGCCAGATCGACGCGGTGAATTCCCGCGCGGACAGCACGGACAGATTCGTGACGACCATACGCGGGGAGATACGGCGCGGGCTTATCACCGACCCCGAAACCGGCGAAACGCAGATGGGTATTGCAATAAGCGAAAACCTCACGTTCACGGGCGAGACTGAGGAAGAAAACGGCCTGACGTATTATAAGCTTGCGCCGGGGCAAACGCTTGGCCTGTACACCGCGACCGGCTGGCAGTTCTGGATAAACGGCTCCAAGCGAGGCTGGTTTGATAGCGAGGACGGGATGCTGCACGTTGCAAACATCGTCGTTGAGGACAAGCTCCAGATCGGCGACGGATGGCTTATGACTACGACCGGAGGCTTCGGTCTCCGCTACACAGGAGGATAATATGAGCAAAACAAATACCGGACTCGTCGAGTACGCACTGGCACAGCTGGGGAAGCCCTACTGGTGGGGCACCTTCGGGCAGACGGCGAACGCCGGACTACTCGCAGCCAAGCGGCAACAGTACCCCGGCTATTACACAGCAGGAGACTTTGCCTCGCAGTTTGGTCAGAAGGTGCATGACTGCGTCGGGCTTATAAAGGGCTTCCTGTGGTGCGACACACCGGACAGCGAGCCTATATACAAAGCATCGCAGGACGTTGCGGTGAGCGGGCTATTCATGGTCTGCCCAGAAAACGGCAGCATCGACACTATGCCTGGCATACCGGGCGTGTGCGTGTTTATGCGCGACATGTCCCACGTCGGCGTTTACGTCGGCGACGGCTACGTCGTAGAGGCAACCGGCCACGCGAGGGGCGTCGTGAAAACCAAGCTTGCGGGGCGCGGCTGGGGGCTGTGGGGTAAGCCCCGCTGGATAAGCTACGAGGCTGCTGCCACTCCAGCACAGCCCGCACAGACCGCCTCACAGGCGACCGCCTCGACGCTGAACGTCACCGGCCTGCCGCTGCTGCGCTACGGCGACAAGGGCGAGTTCGTCCGCTCAGCGCAGCTGCTCCTCATCGGGCGCAGCTACTCCTGCGGCAGCTGCGGCGCTGACGGCGAAATAGGGCAGGACACCTCTAATGCAATCATCGCTTTTCAGCGGGCATCCGGCTTGCAGCAGGACGGTATCATAGGTGCTCAGACTTGGGCGCGGCTGATAGGAGGATAAGGCATGGCGTTTACTCTGGAGGACTTGGCTGTAAAATACGCAGAAACGGAAGCGCGGGGCAAGTCCAACACACACAGGATCGACACACTGGAGAAAAATCAAAAAGCGCTTAACGAGCTGACCACGTCCGTCAAGGTACTCGCAACCGAGCAGGGCACCATGAAGACGGACATAGGCGAGATCAAAACCGGTCTCAAAACGCTTACGGACAAGCCCGGCAAGCGCTGGGAGGCCATCGTAGATAAGGCAATATGGCTGGTAGCCGGTGCGCTTATTGCGTTTGTGCTGGCACAGCTTGGACTTTGAAGGGAGGTGAAAATATGGACTTTGGTATCGCATCCGTAGCAACCATAACCGTGATCTGCTATCTGGTGGGTCAGGCGGTCAAGGCATCCGGCCTTGACAACAAGTGGATTCCCATCATCTGCGGCATCGTCGGCGGCATCCTCGGCGTTCTCGCCATGCGCTTCATGGCAGACTTCCCGGCGCAGGACTACATAACCGCAGTTGCAGTCGGCATTGTATCCGGCTTCGCGGCGACCGGCGTCAACGAGGCAGTCAAGCAGCTCAAACAGTAATTAAAATCAAAGCGCCGTCCATATGGGCGGCGCAAAACAAATCCTTGTAAACCGACGACGGAGAACACATGAAAGAATCCGTTAAACAATTCTGCTCGCTCAATGGCCTCGGCGAGGTAACCGCCGAGATGCTTTATGACGCATACATAGGGAGTGAGGCCAATGACGACAGCAGAGATAAAAAGCAGTCTGACGACGCCGGGGGCGAAGTGCAAGCTGCAATTCCCGCGGGAACTGCGGGAACAGTTTGAACGCGATTGCGGTTTTACCGACGAGGAGCTAGAGATATTCCGGATGCGAGCGCAGGGCATGAGCATCATACAAATCTCGTTTGCGCTTGGCCGCACGGAGTATTACAGCACCGAGAAGGTGGAGCGCCGCATACGCAGCATAAAGGACAAGATAGCAGCCGCGATTGAGGGATAATTGCGGGATAATTGAGGGCAAACCGACGGGTTAGCCCTCTTTTTTTATGCGATGATATAGGCAGAAGAAAGAAGGAGGCACGGTATGTATAACTCAAACTACCCGTTTAACAATCAGGGCACGGCAGGCTACAACCGCGCCACGCTGCTGTTTGTGCCGACGTTCGCGGATATAGAACGAGTGCCGGTAATGCCCGGAGAGAAGCTCTGGGTGATGGCAATGGACGAAGCAATTATGGCTTGCCGCACGGGCGGCAACATGGGCGTTGAGACGACGTATTGCCGCATGGAGGAGTACATCCCGCCGTCTCCGCCGAAGCCCGAAGACTACGTAACAAAAGCCGACCTCGAAGCAATGTTCGAGCGGTTTATGAAGCAGGGAGGGACGCAGAATGAGTAACCCATTCTTCAAGCAGGGGGCGGCAGCACCCAGAAACCCGATGCAGATGGTGAGCGAGTTCCGCAAATTCGCGGCGAACATGACGCCGGAAAGAGCGGAGCAGGAAATAAACCAGCTGCTCGCTTCGGGAAAGATGAGCAAGCAGCAGTTTGAGGATCTGAAGCAGCAGGCAAAGAGCTTCATGCAGTTTCTGCAATAAGCCGGGTCGACACGGTTTATATAAAAAACTAAGAAAGGAGTACACCAGTGGAAAATTTTAGCCTTTCCGACATCGCGGCCGCGACTCGCGGCGCAGACAACGAGAACGGCTGGGGTTCCGGTTGGTTCCTCATTGTCGTGCTCTTCCTCTTCATGTTCGGCTTTGGCGGCAACGGTTGGAACCGCCAGGGCGAGTTCGGCCAGTACGCGACCGCGGCATCTCAGCAGGAGATACTGCTCGGCCAGCAGTTCGGCCAACTCAACGACAGGATCACCAACATCGGCAACGGCATCTGCAACCTCGGCTACGAGATGCAGGGCAGCATCGGCCAGCTCGGCAAAGAGATGGCACTCGCCCAGAACGCGACCAACATGGCCATCATGCAGACCGGCAACTCCATCGAGCGCCAGCTCTGCGGCATGAACGCGAACATCGACGCGAAGTTCGCGGCGATGGAAAAGTCGCAGCTTGAGCAGCGTATATCCGAACAGGCCGCGCGCATTGCCAGCCTTGAAATGGATAACCGCATGTATGGCGTAGTCCGCTACCCCAACGGCTACACTTACAGCGCCGGTGCGTCCCCGTTCTGCGGCTGCAACAACGGCTGCTGCGCATAACCCCTAATCGTTAACCGCTTTAACAGCGTTAAGCCCCGGACGGCAAACGCTGTCCGGGGCACCTACTTTTGAAAGGAGATAAAAAATGTCCTGTAACTCTAGATTTAAGAATGCCCACTACAAGAGCGCGCAGAACGCGTACAACAACACGCCGCAGACCTTTGTAGCGGCGGGTACGCCGGTTAATGTGCTGGGCATCCTCAACACCGACACCGGCTGTTCGCTCGATACCGTGGTCAGTGGCTTCGTCGTAAACACCAGCGGTCTCTACCGGATCAGCTACGACGTAGTGTTCACCGCGGGCGGCGCGGGCATCGCAGAGCTGAAAGCACTCAAAGATACCGTCTCGCTCCCGTGCGCCGACGCGCAAGTGACGACCGTGTCCGGCAACACCTACACACTGCACGTCGAGACTACCGTATACATCGCCGTATGCTGCAACGGTACGCCGACGATAAGCGCGGCTCTGGGCGGTGTCGCGGGTACTATCAACCACGTCTGCGCATGCATGGTCAAGCTTGCGTGAGGTGAGCGCCATGAAAGAGATCAAATGTTTGTACACCAACATCCGCGACGAGATGGAGGACGCCGAGAAGTACGCCGACCTTGCCCTAAAGTATAAGGACGAAGACCGTGAACTTGCTGACACCTTCGCAAGCCTCTCCAAGCAGGAGGTAACCCACGCTGAGGCGCTGCACGCTGAAGCGGTACGCCTTATAAAGGATTACCGCAGCAGAAACGGAGAGCCGCCGGAGGGCATGAAAGCCGTGTACGACTGGGAACATGAGCGCATGATCGGCGATATGGCGGACGTTAAGCGGCTGCATGAGCTGTACCGAGGGTAAAGACGAAAAGCGGCGAGCCGCAAGCATGTAGGCTACGATGTAGGCTACGCATCAGAACTTTGCAGAACTCGACGGAGCCTATCAGCGTATATGGCTGGTTGAGACAAGCGAATATTTTAAACTTAGGTAAAGAAAAAGTACCAAGAATCAGTCGCTTCTGATTGATTCTTGGTACTTTTGGCGCAGAAGGAGGGATTTGAACCCTCGCGCGCTTTTTACACGCCTACTCCCTTAGCAGGGGAAAGAAAAACCTTGATTTATCAATGCTTTGCGGGTTTTTGTAGGCTATGTTGTAAGCTACGCGACAGCGCCCAACGGAACTTTATGGGTCTTAAGATGGCCTGAATTCCCCAAAATTTGTAGGCTACGCGGGGAATTTTCGCGCTGAAATAATATCATTCCTTGCCGCCTTTGTCAAGGACATTGATAGCAGCGTGGGCACTCTGCATATCGGGATGAATATAGCGCTGGGTGGTCGTAAACTTGGTATGCCGCATGATCTCCTGTATCACGCTGGGCGCAGTCTTGGCGAGCGCCAGCGCCGTCGCCGTGGTATGGCGGCACGAGTACGGCGGCAGATCGCGCACCTTTGCCCGCGCGAGGGCGGCGTGATACTCGGTATAAAAATTATCCGCATTCATGCCGACGATGCGCCCCTTCTTGCTGCTGACGTTGGCGAGGATATCCTGGACGAGCGGTTCGAGCCAGTCGGGATAAATCAGCGGTGTTGATTTACGCTTCTTGGTTTTCAGGCCGCAGCCGATGATCTCGTGCGTATCGGTGTGTATCATGTCGGCTGTGCAGCGCAGCAGCTCACCGGGCATCATGCCGCTGTATATCATCAGCAGCGGGAAGCGCATAAACAAGTCACCGTTGTCGTAGGCCGTCCACAACGCATTTATCTCATCCTCTGCAAACGGCTTTTGCTCCGTTTCGGCAAGCGGCGGCAGTTCGACAAACTCCGCGAGATTTGTTCGCGCCTGCCCTTCGGCGACGGCGCGCTTGAACAGCTTGGCGAGCATGGTTTTCATGTCTTTCGCGGGGTAATATGTATCGGCCTGCGAGTCCACACAGCTTTGCAGGTTATCTATCGTAAGCTCCGCTATGGGCACGTTTTTGAGGGAATCTAGCCGACGCCACGCGATATCATACGCGCACTGCTTGGAGCTGCCGAGTTTATCATATGCACCGCTCTTTTCCCACCATTTGTGGTAGTCGTTGAGCGTAGGCCGGTACACCTGCTTCGGCGCGGTTTCTGTGGGATTGGCCGCAAAGGCGAGCGCGGCGGTTTTAGACGGGAAGCCTCCCTTCGTCCCGCGCCGCTGGTGCAGGCTGCCGGACGCATCAACAAACGTGTCGATAGTCCATTGCGCTGTCCATGTCTTGCCGCGCCGGTACGCCGTGCCCTGCCCGTTCCCTCGCCCCCTACGCGGCTGCGCGTTTTGCCGAGCACCGCAGAACATACAAAATGCGCTTATATCCGGTATTTCTTTCTTGCACTTACGGCATATCATTTTCTTAACATCCTCAGGGCGTACACCATGACACACATGGCGGCAACGACTATCAAGCCGAGAATAACGGCAAGGGCGCTTGACCTGGCGGACCGAAAAAGCCCAGCCGTTGCAAACTGGGCATCCCACACCATGTACGAGATTAAACACACGAGCAGCAGGGCGCAGACAGCTAAAAGCGCGCATATGACAGGTCTGCGGCTTGCAAGCTGCGCTTTGAGCATGGCGTTTACCTCTTCGAGCCGCTTGACGTCTCCGGCCTGACGGACATTATCCATTTCAAGCTCATGCACGGCGGCGAGGTCTGACGCGGGGCAAAGCCCGCACAGTTCATCCAGAGACAAGCCGAGGGTATCACATATCGCTGCCTGCTCGAAGAGCTTTGGGTTTGGCGCTGTATCGGCGCTCTGGGTGGCTATAGCAGAGTATGATACGCCGGACTGCTCCGACAATTCGGCGAGGGAAAGGTGCAAGTCATTACGCGCGTCGGTTACTTTACGATTATAGCTGTCAAAGAACGGGATAAGACGCTGATACGGGGTCATTTCACACACTCCCAAAAGTTTTCTTTGTTCCTGCCAACAGGGAAAAGGTCTTTTGCCGCAGACCGAGACGACATCTCGAAACCGGGCGTGGACTATGCCGGGCGCAGATGATAGGCTATAAGCGTAGCAGATAAGTCGGTTTACAAGGTATCTGTTACATGCCCCGGCGGAGGCTGGCACCAATGCCGGGGCGCGTTTTTACGATAAGGAAACCACGACCAGAATGCAGAGCAGCGTGAAGACTATTAAAAAGACTATCAGGACAGTCCAGCCCTCGTCTAGTTTCTGGCGAGAATGCTTTTCAGGTTGAAACCTCGGCGCTTCCGGGGGCTTCTCGCCAAATATGCCTCGGTAGTCTATCTCGTGGGGAACATCCCGATAACATATGTGAACGTTTGACGGCTGGCTTTCTCGCGGCCTGACTGGAGCAGGGGCGGGTTTCACGGGCTGCGCCGCGCTTTTATCACTCGGCGTAGAGAGCCACTTGTGAAACAACACACCGCCGATAAATGCGGCGACTACGGAGATGATCCAGCCAACCTTCACGTAGCTTTGCTGAGGCTCCTCTGTGGAGGAACCAACGCGCTCAAAGGCTGCGGACTCCACAGCTGCTTGATAAAGCTCCGGATTCGCTGTAACTACCACATGGCCGCCTGACGCAATTGCGCGACTCGGAGTCGGCGCGGGCGTAGCTTTTGCAACATACGTATAGGGGCAGTCGAGCACACCATCACCGTCTATATCATAGTGGTCGTGCGCTGGGTAGCCGTGATGGTAGTGGTATTCGCCGGTTGCGGTAACGTAATGCCCGCCGTTACTGTCAGTTCTGCCCGGATGGGCGAAAGCAATTGACGGCAGCGCACAAGCGGCGGCGAAGACGAAACAGGCGAAGATGAGAAGCTTTTGAACCATTTTCACACTTTCGCCACTCCTCTTATACATATTTACCGATTACGGGAGAAGAGGGCAAGCAGCATGGGAAGAAGCTGGGTGAAAAAATACAGCGCGAAGCAGATGTAAAACACGAGTATCCAGCCGCTGAACGGCATCGACAGGGCACGGAAGAACCCCCATACATATAAAATAAGCTGGATTATGCCGCCAACGGTCGGCGCAAACGTAGCGACGGCGACGATGGCCACGGTAATGAGCAAGCCGAAGTTGAAAACGGTAAGCAGCGGGGCGAAGGTATAGACCAGCGAAAGCACATACCAGACCGCAATACCGGCGCCGCCAAGCGCAGTTACAAGTTTATCTCGCAATGTGTTCATGAAAAGTCCTCCTTTTGTTCACAGATTATACATATTTTAGCACAATTAACCGGTATATGCCATACCGGTTTTCCAGTTCTACGTTATTTACAAATAAAATGCACCAAAATAATGCAAAATGACGATAAACGGAGGGGAAACATGGAGAACGAACGGGAAATACTGATTGCGGAGCTTGAAAAGCTGGCGGAGAAGCTGACCTATGAACAGCTGAGGTCGGTGTACATATTCGCATTGCAGAAAACAAAATAGCCCAGGGGAACAAACAAGCCCGATACGGAAATCACTCCGTATCGGGCTTGTTCAGTTTATCGGCGAGCCTTCGGAACACTGCGGAGATCGCCACCCATTCTTCAACCGAGGTTTCGGCCATCAGCTCAATGAGCAGCTGCTCGATATCCGAACGCTTACCCTCGGACAACTGGCCGATGTACTCATCTATAACGTCGCGCCGCGACTTCTTCGGGAAGGGCTGACCAGTGCCGGTGCGCAGCCACACCTCGTCTACGCCGGTTTTCTGGCACATCAAGGTAATAACGGCGTTCGTAGGGGCATTTTCACCAGATTCCCATTTCTGCACAGCAGATTTTGAAACACATAGATATGCACCGAAGTCCGTTTGGCTCATGCCGGCATGAGTTCTAACGTATTTTATGCGGTCTTTCAATTGGTTCACCACCTTTCGTATTTATATTAGCATACCGGAGCTGAAATGTCAATGAAAAAGCACATTAAATGTGCAATAAAACTATTGACAAAGCGCACTTGCTGTGCTACTATAAGCACAGTTAATGAGCCAGCAAGGCACATTAGCCGGAATGAGGACGCCGAGAGAAAACCGGTGCATCGTCCATACACCGGTTTCCTCTGCACTTAGCTCCCGACACAGCGCAGATGCTTCCCTACACCAGAATTCAGCGCCGTTCCGATGCCAGAGAGGCGGGTGCGGAAGCGCAGGGGATGCGAGCCCGGGAAGCATCACTTGGAACGAACAAGTGCTTAGCTGTGTCTCAGTACTTCAACGCACGCGTCGCGCCCGGGGCGAGTACCGGGACGGTGTACTGAATCAAGGGAGCGCCGGAGAGGCAGCATGAAAGAACCTAAGAGGCTTTCCACGACAACACCCCCTTTCGACCGGCCGGTAAGATTACCGCGGCGTCCTTATTCTACAAAAGATTTTAGGAAATGGCAAGAAAAACGGAGGTGAAACAATGAGCGAGCAGGAGAAAAAGGCGGCGAAGGAGCTGCTGGACGACCTGAAGAAGATCCCGGCGGACGGCGCGGATTATGTGCGCGGCTATCTGCGGGGCAGGCTGGACGGCCTGAAGAACCGCAAGGACAAGGAGGACGAGGAATGAACGAAGACCGTGCATATAGAGAACAGGGCACCGCGGCGTACCTAAAACTGCGAATACCATTCGACTATTCGAACTTAAAGAAGGAAATCGCCAAGCAGTACAAAACGCGAAGAGCCTTTGCACGGGCGATGGGGCTCCCTGAGAACTCGGTGTATCGGAAGTTGAACGGGAAAGCATACTGGAAGCAGCGAGAAATCGTGGCGGCAAGCATGTTGCTTGACATACCGTTTTATCTGATGCCGGCTTATTTCTTCAACGTGGATACGAAGTGCAAAAAGGAGGCACGACATGACCCTTGACGACATCGAGGCGATGACGGCGGCGACGATAAGCCCGGCACAGGCGGCAAGCGTGATCGGCTGCAACGAGCAGGCGCTGCGCATACAGGCGAGGGAACGCCCCGAATGGTTAGGGTTCCCGGTTATCCGCATCAACAACCAGATAAAGATACCCCGCGAGGCGTTTTTGAGATACATGGGGCGGGGCGAGAGGGGGACTGAGCGATGCTGAGTCCATGCGTCAACTGCGAGGAGCGGGAGGCGGGCTGCCACGGGAGCTGCGGCGCATACAAGGAATGGCGCGAGCGCTACGACGCGGCAAAGGCCGCGAGGTGGAAAGGCTCTACGACGGCGGCGTACCTCTCGGCGTGGAAGCGCAAGAGGAAGCTGCACGAGCAAAGACACAAGCGCAAATAAAAAGCCGCCCACGGGCAGGAACCCCGTAAGGCGGTAAGGAAAACACATGACTATATCATAGCACAGGAAGAAGGAAAAAGCAATGGCAGATTGCGAGCTGCGGATGAACAAATTCGCAAATCTCACTCAAAAATACCCGATGCACCGCGACGGGCGCAAGACCCTGTACTTCGTGGTTGAGCATCAGCCGGATCACACCCGCGCCGGGTACGAGGTAGAGCAGGGAGGCAAGACCGCACAGTTTGTCGACCTCGCGGATGCGGTGAAGTTCTTCAACGAGAGGAGGCGCGGGAAATGACGCCGACAACGGCGGAGGTCGTTTTATGCGCGGTGCTGGGAATCCCGCTGGCGCTGGGACTGCTGTGGGCGCTGTTTGTGGCGGCGCTGGCGGCCTACGACGACTACCGCAAGGACTACAAGCGGAACCGGCTGCACCCTGAGCGCTACAACGGCTGGGACTACTGAGGAGGGATAAACGTGTATCAGATACCGGACGACCCTATAATCCGCTGCATGGAGGCGACTGGCTTCCCGCCCTGGATGCAGGGCGATGACTGCGACGAGGAGGACGAAGAGGATGAATAACCTCAGACTCTGGCGAGAGAGCCGCGGACTCAAGCAGACGGAGCTTGCGGCGATGGTGAAGCCCATCGACGCAAGAATCGACAGCAGCATGATAAGCCGCTTTGAAAATGAGATGTGCCTGCCGACACCAAGCGTATCAAAGGCGCTTGCAAGCGCGCTGAACGTGCCGGAGAGCCTTTTATTCGGCGGGACAGAGCAACTTTACATCTCCGGCGTAGTCGACGGAGAAGCCCGCGCAGAGCCGGAGAGCATGGACGTGGCAGACCTGATAGCCCATTTCCGCGAGGCAGGGAAGGGCGCGGCGATAAGCCGCCGGGCGCTGGCGAGCATGATGGACGTATCCGACCGGCATCTGCGGCGGATCATCGAGGAAGCGCGGAACTGCGGCTACCTCATAATCAACGACAGCGACGGCACGGGGTATTTCCTCGCGGCGTCCAGCGCCGACATTGAGCGGCATTTCCGACAGGAGAACGCGAGGGCGCTGAGCATATTAAAGCGGCTCAAGGCCGCAAGAACAAGGCTGAAGGAGGTAGGCGCGATATGAACGGCGTGGAGAAATACTCCGAGGCGACGGTGAGCATCTTTTTTGAGCCGGGGCATGAGGCCTGCGCCTATTGCCCGCTGCTTGAGACCTACGCACGGGCGCAGTGCCGGAAGACCGGCGAATACATAGTTGACACAAGATACACAGTCGGGCGCTGGTGCCCGCTGAAATTCAAGGAGGAAAACACATAATGGAAACCAAGACGAACACCGAGCTGCTGGGCGACACCGTGATGATCGTCCCCGCGGCAGTGTACACGGACTACGTAGAGCGGGCGGTGCGAGCCGAGACTCTGATAGACCACATGAACGAGAAGGTCAGCGACCTGACCATCAAGAACTGGCGGCTGCAGAAGGACTTGGACAACGCGCTGGCGAAGCTGGCGGAGCTTGAGGGGGCGGCAGAATGAGCGAGACGGACAAGCTGAGATTCTACAACGCGACGGCGGAAGTCCCCCGCGAGGCGAAGAAGCCTATAACCGCCGGCAGACTCAAGGGCATGACGGACATCAACCCAATGTGGCGCATCAAGAAGCTGACTGAGCTTTTCGGACCCTGCGGCTTCGGGTGGTGGTACCGCATCACCGAACAGCAGATAGCCCGCGACGAGCACACCAAGCAGGCGGCGGCCTTTGTGAACATCGAGCTTTTCGTGCGGGACCCGGAGAGCGGCGAGGTATCACAGCCTATCCCCGGCACGGGCGGGGCGGCATTTGTAAGCGCCGAGACCAAGGGGCTCCACCTCGACGATGAGGCTTTTAAAAAAGCGACGACGGACGCTATAAGCGTCGCGGCGAAGGCGCTGGGCGTCGGAGCGTCCGTGTACTGGGAGCGTGACCCGGACAAGTACTCTCCAGAGCCCGCGGCACCGAAGGAGAAGCCGAGAGCGCCGGAATACATATGCGAATGCTGCGGCAGCGTGATAGCGCCGTACAGGGACGGAGCGGGCAAGCCCGTGAATCTGGCCAAGCATGCGGAACGCAGCCTTGAGAAGTACGGCAAGCTGCTGTGCCTCGACTGCATAGCGGCGGAGGCACGAGTGCGGGAGCTGAACAACGGGCAGGAACTGCCGTTTTAAGGAGGAGGAAGAGAATGCTTAATCACATAGTTATAATGGGGCGGCTGACCGCTGCCCCGGAGCTGCGATACACGCAATCGAACACGCCGGTAGCGTCGTTCACGCTGGCGGTAGACAGAGACTTCCAGAGCGGCGGCAGCGAGAAGCAGACAGACTTTATACCCTGCGTGGCGTGGCGAAAGACCGCCGAATTTGTCAGCAAGTACTTCACCAAGGGCAGCATGGCGGTAGTCTCCGGGCGCTTGCAGCTGCGTGACTGGACGGACAAGGACGGCAACAAGCGCCGCACGGCGGAGGTCGTAGCCGACAACATCTACTTCGGCGAGAGCAAGAAGCGCGACACAAGCCCCGACGTTCCGTTCGAGGAGATACCCGACGATGGCGAGCTTCCGTTTTAAGGAGGCTCCGCCATGCCGAACAGGATAATCAAGGAGAGCATACACACGTCTGAGGACGTGAACCGGATGACAGATTTCCAATTTCGGCTTTGGGTGTCGCTGATTACATACGTTGACGACTTCGGCAGAGGGGACGCAAGGCCGGCAATAATCAAGGGCTCTTGCTTCCCCCTCCGGGACAGGATTACGAACAAGGACATTGAAGCCGCTCTGAGAGCTTTGGCGGGTATAGGCTGCGTTAGCCTCTACGAAGTAGACGGAAAGCCCTACCTATACTT